TCCCAGTTATGTCACAGATATCATGCGTCTCGATAGCCTCGTCAAACTCTTCACCAAGCTTATCTACGGCTTCCTGATACGGCACCGAGGTAAGAGGCTGACCGCCACGGCTGCCGTCAGGGTAACAGGTGAAGCCTCGCAGTCTGTGTGCGTATTTCGCCAAAGTGAAGGCGAAGTCTGCCACAGTATCCTCGTTGTTGAGCTTAGAGCCCCACGCAGGCAGGTTTATGGTCGAGGATATAGACATATCCACGTAATCCTGCACATCGGCTTGGAAGGCTATACGACGCTCGTAATCTTCCGCCAGATCTAAGGCACTCTCAACGGTGTCGGGAGAGGCTCCGTAACGATCAATGAGTTCTTGGGCAGCGGAATCGACGACGTACTGATAGACCCATCGTGTGTTTCCTTTGAGGTAACGGCGCTTATAAGCCACAGCAAAAATAGGCTCGATACCAGTAGAAGTGCCAGCCAAAATCCCAATCGAGCCAGTAGGGGCGATTGCCCGGTTGGCAACAGGTCTCGAAATCGAATATCGGTCTGCGGTATCCCGGGAAGTCTTATCAGACACTCCCTTATAAACTGATAACCATTGGTGAAGCTCGGGAGTAACTTCATATTTTGATCCCCTTTGTATTAACCATTCATGCATACCCATGAGACCGAGGCCTAAGCGTCGGTTCTTTGCACGGGTGAGTTCGACTTTTTCGTAAGGCAGCTTGGCCTTCAGTGTGCCGCAGATCAGGAACTTAGTCGCCAGCTCTACCACAGATGCCATAGCGTGGACGTCGGGTATACGGCCCATGTTGATACTGCCTAAGTTGCATACATCACTGTCGTCGGCGGACGTGACCTCTGTGCAGGCATTGCGCAGCGTCTCCTTCTCTTTATCAAAGAAGTTAAACGAGAAACCCGGCTCGGCAGTCTTCATTGCCTGCTCGACGTTTCTGACAAACACGCTCCCGACATCGCCCGTCTCGTAATAGTTGAGCAGCCACGCAGTATCATAGTTGACGGAGATGTTGGTCATGTCCAACGGCGCTGGGAAGTTAAAGTCTTCCTGTTTGATGTCCCACAGTGTCTTCCCAGTAGTACCTACAGGCATTGCGCCCCAATCTTTAGCCTTGAGGAAGTCCTCAATGTCGCCATGTTGCCAGTTGAGGCTGGCGTAGATAGCCGAGCGACGGCTGCCGCCTTGCATAACTCTCCGACCAATCTCATTGATCATATTCATCTTGGGGATAGGCCCCGAGGCAAAGCCACCAGTCTTATGTATAGGCGATCCGGCAGGTCTGTAGATGCTGTAGTCTACACCAATGCCGCCCCCAGTCATCAGGCAGCTTTCCGACTTCCACGATAGGTTTGCCCAGTCCTCACGGCTATCCTCTTCCGCTCGAAGGAGATAACAATTATTGAAGAACTTGTTAGGTCGCCCGGCGTAGTAGAGATACCGTCCGCCCGGGATAAACCACATATCCCGTATATACTGAACGAGCTGATCTCGCTCATCTTGTGACATCATAGGCATACAGACGTCGTCTACGAGTGTCTGCGCCAGATCTGCCCAAGTCTCGGCCCCCTCGTGCCTGTACTTGTGGTTAAATATATCCTCGGAGAACTTGCTCCGAAACATAGGGTTTAGATTTGATTTATAACTGCTCATCACTGTCCTCCGAATAATAAACCAACACGAGAGAATGGCAGTGGGGACACGACAGATTAGTCACCATGTCCCACTCATCACTCTCGTCGCAATCGTCGTCGCCGCCCCAAATCAAGGGGCCTTTGCAATGCCAACAATTCATCGATTGTCGCCGGAACCGCCGATAACGCCTCGAGCCATCCGACTGTTCAATTTGTTGAGGTTGCGCTGGGCAACGACTTCCATACCGATACCCAAGTCACTGCAGAGACGGGCCATGTACCACAGTACATCACCCACCTCGTCGGCGATCTTTTCACGCTCTTCGGGATCAAACATCCCGTTCTTATCTCGCAATACCTTCTTAACCTTACCCGCCACTTCTCCGGCTTCACTAAGCAGCCCCAGCGCTGGGTATATGATGGCATCGGAGTCATTATAGATTGCGGTTTTAGACGCCTGCGTTTGGTAATCACTCATATTCATTAGTCTTCATTTCCCTCAAGTTCGCTGTTGGCGTCTTTGCATTTGAGGGTGTACCAAACCGATTTATCGAGATCTTCCGCCGCTCGGCCCTTGTAGCGAAATCGCCAGAGGTATTTGATTGCATTGCCTTGGCAATAGGCCACAAAGCCTTCGGGGCCGAGGGCCGCTCGTATGGCCTCAATGCATTCAATCTCGCCCGTGTTGTAGTGGGGCGGGGAGTTCACCATGTCAGTCATAGACACGTCTAACGGTATCTCTTTCCATTTTGCCATTAGTTCAGCTTCTTCTTGTTGAAGGGGATAATTTTACCATCATTTATCGACGCAATGAGGTCTTCCGACGGCTCAAAGGAGACTGCAGAGTTTTCCTGTAAATCGGCGTTGCATTTAATGAGGTAACCCACCTGAGCGAAGGCGTCGGCGGTGGCCTCAAACAAAGCCTGCAGGCCGGATAACATATAAAGCATATACTCCCGGACTTCGGGATCTATGTCGTCCGTCAGGGCGTCTGTGGCTATTGTTATAATAGAGCCGTCGTCGTCTATTTTTACAGTGAGGCTCACAGAATTTCGTAGATCTTCTTCATTCATTTTTAGGTCCATATCTGGCTTGCAGCAGGTCGAAGAAGTACTCGGCATCCACCACTACGAGGGGCGACTTTCTGTCTGCTTTGATGACTGAGACAGGCTGTATGCCTTCGTCGGCATTGGCTTCGGCCTGTTCCATAATTTTGTAGACTGCAAAGGACTTATGTGCCTTGCATTCCACACTGATGGGCAACATCTCACGGGCCCTTGGCGAAAATTGCAGATCCTCGCCCGAGACACCCATAGAGGTGGACCTAATATCGCCATCAGCGAGTGGAAACCGGGACAAGAGGCGATCCCGGGTCCACTGCTGATGTCTACGGCCTTTGGACTTGGCAGAGGCAGTAGTTATAGCCATGCAGGAAGCATTATGGTGCTGCAGTCACCCCACCCAGTACCGAAGTCTTGGGTCTGCTCTGCGTTGGCTATTACGTCCAAAGTCTTGTGCATACGTTCTGTGGCGTTAACCATCAGCTCGGGGGACAGCATATGCATGTGACTTATGAACGGCGATTGCTTCTCAATACTGATGAATTTGAACTTATTTACGTCCCAGCCTACAAGCGAGCAGGTATATAAATAAAAGGCCCCTTGAATATCATACGCATAGCGAAAGCACTCTGAGGCGAAGCCCTTGGGACTTCCGTCTTGCGTGGTCTTAACATCATAGAGGCACTTTTCCGACAGTATTGCGAGGTCGGGTCGGGTCTTGAGTAAGAGCCCGGTTCGAGGACACTCCACAAATATAGATACCTCGTTCAGTCTGTCTTTGTGGCGCAGTGCGGCATGTACTGCGGGGTTATCAAGTGCCCCTTTCGCCATGCGTTTGGCGGTGTGGTACTGCACCTCAGTCAAAAGCATCTGGTCTTCTTCGAGATTATCTTCCATCTCTTTAAAGGCCTTAGAGGCTTTGGTCTTCGGGCCCTTAATTACTAGCTTGCGGTTTTCTTCTAGTAATAATGCGTGGACCGCCGAGCCCATTAAGAATGCAGGGGTCTGTACTGGCTTGTAACCCTTCCAGTGCGCTACTGACTGTTTATAGACTGTCTTTACTGCGGAAGAGCTAACGCCTGTAGCCTCGTGGTACATGGCGTTAGACATATCATAGATGATTCCCATTTATTCATCCTGCAGATCATCATCCAAGTCTGCTTCGAGGGCCTCAAGGGCGGCCTCGTTATGGGAATACGTCATGCCTCGAAGGTTTCGCTCGTGCGAGGCCTCGATGCGGTCATTCTCCTCTTTGACCATGTTGGCGAAGTGCACACGGGTCTGCACCACATCCTCATCCATCGGGATGATCTTCGACATATCCGCTTTGTACTTCCAAGTGTAATACAATACGGACCCCATCTCATTTTCTTGAGTAGTGACGTCAATATTGTAGTCGATGAACTTCTTACCACTGAGCTTTTTAATAACATCATTTTCAAAGGCGTTGTAGGAACTGCGCTTATTCATGATGATACAGGGCACATTTTCAATTGTGTGGACGTTACCATCCACATCCTTACCCTCATAAGATACAATGCATCGGAGTTGTCGGAACAGGTTGATCGAATTGTACTTAGCCTTTTGTTCTCGGGTCCAATCCGTCATTTCTTTTGCCAGCGGTTTGCCGCATCGTAGTCCGCCTTGCTCGTCTCGTGCTTCTTTCCATAGCTCCGGGATCATTATGGTCTTGTTGCGCACCTTCATAGCCTCGTCATCAAAATCAATCCATTGGAATAATTGAGACAAAACCCGGATCTTCACTTCGGGTGCATAGGCCACGACATCATGGTTTTTGATATAAAACTGACCTAAAAATTGAGTGACATCATTACCGTCGGCATCCTTTCGACGAGACACAATCTTCAGCTCAGGTAACCTGCCGCTGGCCCGTGGGGCGGTAGATCCCCCGCCTAAGATTGCGTCGATTTGCTCACTGCTCATATCTGTGTGGTACATTAGCTCGCCCATTCTGGGTCTCCTCTTTTTTTGGTGCTTAGTTATACGATAACTAAGTGGCAGAGTCAACACTTACTTCCTGAATTTCCATCCAGTTTGGGCCAATCGAAAATTCCACGTCGAGAGGCAGAGCCATTTCATATCCGAAGCGTCTCTTTATTTCTTCGGGGGCTCGTATCATTGACCAACGCAGGCAGGTTTCTACCTTTTTGACTTCATCGGGATGTATATCCACCACAATACTGTCGTGGACGCTGAGTATAATCTTCGACTGCAGGTTGGCCCGTTGAAATGCCCGTAATGCTCGAATGCAGGCTAGAGGTACAATGTCCGCAGTCGCAAAGGACTGGCAGGGAAAATTGACTACCTGAGTATGATTAGTCACTCGGCCCGACCGCAGCCGCTTGGCGCTAGGGAAGGAGAACTCACGGCCTGATGGGGTCTTTATAATGCCGCTGCGCAATACATCTTGGACCAGACTGTCGTGCCAGCGCTTGAGGCCCTTGTAGACGTTGAAATATTCACTGAAGTACTTGCGCTCGTGGGGCGCTAGGCCCGAACCCAACCCGCCATAAAGTGGCTGGAACGTCATTGCCTTTGCCGCCGACCTTTCGTCTTTAGTTACTTCGCTCTCAGGCTTCTGTAGTATGATTGAGGCCGTCTGACGGTGTACGTCTTTACCATTTAGCACATCGTCGATGATCTGCTTGTCTCGAGACAGCTCCCCAGCCACTCTAAATTCTAAGCCAGAATAGTCGATCTCCCCCACGAAACCGTTTTTAAATCGACTGACAATAGCCCGACGTACCTCGAACTTATTGCCTTTGGGCAGGTTCTGAAAGTTGGGGTTGGTAGAACTCAGGCGGCCCGTCGCAGTCACAGTCTGATTAAACGTAGAATGCAATAGGCCAGTGTCCCGGGTCCATGTTTGAATCCCAGTGATAAAGCTATCAAGATATGTATTGATGGCGTTAAGGCGACTGATCTTGGTGAGAAACTCTATCGCCGTGTCATTGTTCTTGCTGCGAGCTTGTCTGATCAGCTTCTTAATAGTGATCTTATCTGTCTTAAAGCCGTTGATCGAGGCATCATTAACGTCGGTGGGTATGAGCTTGAGCCCGGCTACTTTCGACGTAGGTACATATAAAGCCCCAGCGCCTTTGCACACCGGGCATGTGGTTTTCTTCTGCCACAACGTCCCGTCTTTCTTGACCTTCTGTATCTTACCTGCGCCACTACACTCGATGCATTGGTGCGCCACAGTGCGGTAGACCTTCTGGGTGGTCTCTCTGACGTGTCTCTGAAAGGCGGAATGATTATATACAGGCCGTCTAAGGGGCTTACCTCGGTGATCCACTCCGATGTTCCACACTTCTTGGTGCTTATCCCGATTGATCACCTGACGAGAATACACCACCTTCGTCATGTCAGCCCCACTATTGAGGTTAATTGGTGTATCGCCCATGACGGTGAGTATTATACGGCTCAAGTCCGCTTCTAGTTTAGCTTTTTCTATGCGGTAAGTAGTCTCGACTTCAGATAAAACGTCGAGGTCAATCTTGATACCGTTGGTTTCAATCTCGAGCAAGAACCGCAGCATGTCGTGGCTGAGATCCAACACAGGCTGCAGCCCTTTGTTCTCCGGCATTTGTAACTCGGCGGCCTGCTGCAGATAGATTTCATAGGTCGCCTGAACGTCTGCTTCAGCATACTCATTCACAATATCCAATGGCATCTTGTCGAAGCCAGTGCCGGACTTAAACATCTCGTCCACCAGATCTGACTTCTTTCTAGTCACGTCACGACGCTCCGCCGTATCCTTCAGAGATAAAAGCCTACGCTGGCCCCGTGCAAAAATATACTCGTGGAGCTGTGTGCACCAGATTGTATCAGGGATCTTGAAGCCCATTGCCATTAACCAGAAGATATCAAACTTGGCATTATGACAGACAATCACGTCGGCCCAGTCTAATGCCTGCTTGAGTAGGTCGGGACTGTCGGGGCGCTCCTTGTCCTTATGATGGAATATACTGCGGCAGACCTCTCCGTCGTTGAACTTGTAGTAGACTCCGACGCAGCGCAGGTTGGGGTTCATCGGACTGTTATCGTGCTTACCGTCACGCTTCTCAGTCATCGTCTCGAGGTCGAGTGTAAGAATATTATTCGACATAGCGGTTCAGCTCCGTCAGCAAGGTGACTGCCTCGGTGCCGTGCCAGCCCGAGATCTTATTCTTGCTCACAGTTAAAAACCTAGTGTTGTCTGGCTCGTCGTCGGATGCATCGCCCGAGTGTTTCCCAATACCAATGATAAGGTCGCTTTCACTGGCCTTGCCAATCTTGCTGCCTTCCATCATCGTGAAGCTCAAACGAGTACGCCCCTCGGCGTCGGCAGAAGCCTGAGAGATCCCGATCAACGCACACTCATACGTTTTAGCGGCCTCACGTAGACGTCTATACAGCTCTCGTAGCCTTTCATGCCCTGCGTTGTAGTTGCCAGAGATGTTGACCTTGTCTGCCATATCAATCACGCACACGTCACAATTTGATCGAGCGATGCAGGCTTCGACGGTATTCAAATCCAAGTCTTGTGCGTCAATGAAGTCTATGCGGTCTTCGATCTCCTGCCATTTGCGGCGAGCCTCAGACCGTTTATCTGCCTCATTGGAAATCTCTCTGGCAGATATTCCGGCCCATGCGATCATAGCTCGCAGCCGCATACGCTTCACGCTCTCCTCATTACCAATGTACAAGACCTTGGCCCCTTGATCACAATACCCGCCCGGGGCGCAGGATAGAGAAATACCAAAGGCACTCTTACCTGTATTGCTGAGTGCAAAGACAGTCATAAACTCACCCGCACCGATGCCGTAGACGTGTCGCCGCAGAGTGGATATGTTAAAGGCCCACCGATTATGATTGCTTTGATCTTCGATGAGCTCGTCGAGGGTGAGCTTGCAGGGCTCGGGTAAATCATCTGTAACAAAGTTCTCACCAACCGATGCAAGCATAGACTTGATACGATCAATGGCGGAGTATTCGCCTTCCGTGATAGAGATGCCGTAGTGGGCGATCTGGCGGCCCCATTCCTTCCGATAGAGATCCTGCAGGACGTCAGCAGCCACCTCGTTAGACAGGGGCGTGGCTTTATTCACGGCCTCAATCAAGTCTTGCATAGCGCCCTTCTCGGCTTTGGTGGCGATAGGGAAATGTATGTCAAATAGTGCCATGACTTCTTTGGTAGACAGATCATTCCCATACTTCTGATGGGCGGCAGTGATAATGTCGAAGAGGTCTTTCGCTTCGTCGGCAAATAGATTGTGCTTCAGTTTATCTTTATGGTCGTTGTAGAAGCTGCTCGATAGGAGATTCTTTAGTATTGAGTGCTGCATAGGTCACCTTAGCTGAGTTTAGTTAGTTGCTTTTAGTAACACACAGTGACAAATAAAAAAAGCCCCGATTTTCATCGAGGCCCTTTTTTTAGTATGCGACTAGATTTAGTTGTTGCGGAACTTCATCTTTTTGATGTCAGGAGCAGAATCCCCACGACGCTCCTTTAGATCCATCTGATATTCCACCACAGTCGGATTGTCTTTGACTATAGTTTGAATCAGTTTTTCTAGCCGTTCTTCCTCTTGAGCAGCTTGCTTATAGCCGTCGAATAGATAATCGACGACAATTATTCCTCTAGCTTTCATTTTGGTATTCCTTTTGGTTCTTGGGTAAATCGGGCACCCTCGATGATTAATAAATTATGCGGTATTTATTTTGGGCGGTCCAGTAAACCACCAGACAGAGACTCCTTCGTTAAATCCTCGTCCATCGACTGTGCTTGGTAGTTGGCACATAATAAAAGCACGTATACGCCTGTTTATACGAAGACTAGCACATATGGACTTTAAATTAGTCCACGTAAACGTCCAGTGACATTTCCGACGTATCTTCTTACGATAAAATGCTCTGTATTTGCTCAACGGTCTTCCACTTTAGGTCATAGTCAGTTAGTCGTACTTTTACGTTTACAAAGGCACTTAATTGTTTGCTCACCTGTACCGCCTTCTTAGATGCATCCTTATCCAACACTAAGTAGACATTATCAAATGCGCTTATAAGCACCTTGTTCTTGTAACTCAGATTCGTACCAAGGAGTGCAATCCCCGTCAAGGTGTTTTTTTGTGCAACTGCACAAGCACTAGGTACATCCTCTACAATAACACCAGTTTTATTAGTACCTACGGTCACCGCAGTATTCATCTCACCGTAAGTCAACCACTTAGGCTCTCGGGTATCTAAGGCTCTACCAGTAGCCCCACTATTGTCATTATTAAAGAATAAGACACGATTAGTTGATGGATCGTACTTAATATTGATCAGACCATTCTGATACGCTTCGAGAGAGTGTACTGAGCCGAGGTAGTTCATAACCTCTGAATGGTTCTCTGGCTGCGACAATATAGACGGGATAGGTTTAATGTAACTTCGAGGCGTCGCCGCAGATCCATTTAGCTTGGCCTTAGTCTCCGCCACTGATCTACCTGCCGAATAAGCTCCACGGACGCTGCAACTATTCCTATAACAATTCCATAGCAGCTTGCCATCTACACGACTGATAGTGAACTTCTTACGTCCGCCGCAGAAGGGACAGTCTAGGGTCAGCCTGTCGTTCTCCTTCACTCGGATGGATTTAATGATCTGTAGTTGGTCTGTTCTATTATACATGGCTACTAGCTAGTTGGGGTTCGCTCGGGGCACGAGGCCCCTCGCTTATACACCTAAAAAAGTAATAGTAAAGTGGCAATTATGCCACTAGGTTATGTGGCCCAATACTTTTAAAAATGCCACTGATCAATTTAAGCCATATAAATAAGGGGTTTCAGAGCACAGGCTCATAACCTGAAGGTCGTAGGTTCAAATCCTACTCCCGCAACCAACCCCCTTATTTATATGACCGTTTAGGGCTGTAGTTCAGTTTAGTTGAAAAAAGTTGTCTTTTTGGCAGCCGACTCAATTATTTTTAGTACTGAGTCGGCGCTGGGTTTAGAAGAGTGGTTCGCCATTCTCATCGAGGCCCGGCAGCACAGCATCACGGATCGACACAGGCTCGTCCTCTGGTGTATTGTTAGGTGCGCTAGGGACCACCGCCAGCGCCTCTAAACAAGATTCTAAATAGTATGGCAGCGTCTCATCCATACTTCTTTGAAAACCTCTTGTGCATCCCAGTATCGGCGATCTTACGTGTCGGGTTAACGTAGACGTTCAACATCTCACGAGAGCGGTGACCCGTGACTGCAGCAATCTCATCCTCGGTGCTTCCGGCCTCGCCCATCTCTGTAGCGCCACTACGGCGTAGATCACGGATCTGCAGATCGTCAGGAAGCTGGGCTGCTCGGCGCACTCGACGAGCCACCTTAGCATACATGAAGCGGTCATAGCCCTCGCCAGTAGGTTCGTACTTGATGATGACTTCATTGTCCTCTCCCCGCTCGAGGGCATCTAGGCGCTCGATGCAGTCCGGGGTGAGCATCAGGCTCATCGGCTTGTTGGTATACTTCTTAGTCTTCTCTTGAATGAAGGACACACGGCTGCCGTCATACTGGCCCCACGTCAGTTGTCTCATGTCGCCGGGTCTCTGGCAGAGGTGATAGCACAACAGGGCTAATGTCCCTACGCTGGATACTCCCATCTCGTCGGCCTTAGCAACAAACTGAGAGACTTGCACGTCAGACCATTGTACAGAGCGGGAGAATAACTTACGCAGGCCCATCTGCGAGAATGGATTAGGATGTCCGCTGGGCAGCAGACCTCGTCGAGCGACGTACCACATCCGTCGTAGGACTTTAGCGGCGCTATCGGCTCGATGTTTACTGATTGTGTCTACGATTGTAGCGTGTAGCTTGTCCGCAGTCTTAGCATCAACCGACTTGATCATCATCATGCCAAATGGAATAGGGCTCTCGCCGATGCGGATGGTGCGGATACTGTTATACACTTGTTCATATGTGTATTTACTGTTCACTGCCAGCTCTTTGTAGGACTTGTGTTCCTTCCACCATTCGTACAGATAGTCCACTGTATTCTTTGGCGCTCGGATGCGTTTAGCTTTGACCTTGCTGGCTTTATATTCGGCGAAGGCCTCTTGTATCTCGAGGCTACGCTGCTTGGCATCATGGTAAGAGTAGAACTGTTCGTAGCCTACGTCGAGGGCCTCTTTGGCAGCGGTAGAGGGGTCTACCGCCCATACCATAGTCTCTTTACGGATGCGCTTAGACACCCATTTAATCTTCTGTTTCATCTGGTCACCGTTTAGTTGTTGGTCCTCATAACCTAAGAGCGCACTTAATTGTCGTCAAGTTATTTTTTTTACTTGCCACCTAATTAAGGTTATGATAGGACTTAGTGGAACTTGGACGGTTTGGTCATCTTCCGTGTTCGAGCTAGGTACGATCCTTTCTTCATAGGGTTTCAGTTAAGCATGAAAAAGCCCACCAAATCGGTGGGCTTTTTTACTGGCACGTCAATAATGTACTACGATTCGATATATAATAGGTAATCGGGGTCCACATAATCGTCGCCCCCGAGATTCCTTTTTACGGCAATGAAGGTGTTGTTCATCGGCATTACATAAGTTGGAACGCCGTGTTTCTTAGTTATTTCGGCTGCATCTATAATAGCTTCGCCGAGTTCTATTGCTCTTTGTTGGTCAATCAGCATTGTTCCCTCTTTGTTCACGGTAGTTAGTTGGCTAAAGTAAAAAGACTTGCACGTCAAGAAATAACTACACACGCACAATTATTTAACCATACACACCCATAATAAATTAGTTATACACACACAAGAGAAAAATTCCAGTTTTTTTGTCCGGCGCTGAAAGTGCGTTATAGCATCTATTGCTGGGTGGTTTGGTTTGCACTGAATAGAGCCGGATGATATTCTGTCCTCAGCTCGGGCAGCCGCTCGGGCCCAACTAACCAAAGGACCAAAAATATGACTGACAACACATTAACCGACATCATGTCCATTATCCTGATCACGGGGGCCACCCGAGCCAACAAGATCTGCGTGCCCTTCCCTGTTATCCGAGCGATGCAGGACAAGGGGCAGCCGAGACGGACGGCAGCCGAAATCGATCAGGCAGCCGAGGCACTTCTGCGGCGGAAGTATGTGGAGCGCCTGCCGTGTGCTCGGCCTTCCGAGATCTGGAAGGACATGCCGAGGCTGGGCCCCGTGACACTGAAAGTCACGCCCAAGGGCGAGGCCGCCATCAATTGGTGATCCTCTATCAATGGATCGGGTTCGCCGTTTTTTGGTGGGCCGTGTGGAAATATCTCATCTTATGATCGAAGGGGGCCCTGCGGGGCCCTTTTTCAATATGCCCCTGAGAGCGCCGGAGAAGCCCCCAGAATGCCGGAAGGGGTTTGGCTTGGTACAGGTCGAAAAAAACCGTTCCCCCGAATTAAGCACTTTTAACCTTATTTTGCTGTGTATTTTAATGTGCATAATAAGGTGTTGTGAAATGCACCGAATGATGCTACAGGATGGGCACCCCCAAGAGGGGGGCGGGGGCCCCGTGCCTCATAACCAACTAACTAAAGGAATGACCAAAATGACTAACATTGTAGACCGCCAGCCAGCCGACGTTATCAGCATCGCCCAGCGCATCATGCAGGACGCTGCACAAAAGACCGCAGCCCCTGACCCGCTCGCTCTGGATAGCAGGCTATCTTACAACGTGAAGCAGAAGGCCCTCGGTTATACCGAAGACCGTGACCCGATGTCCGGCGAGCTGGCCCTGTCTCGAGTAGACAACCCCAATAAGCAGTGGACCCTGCAGATCTTGCCCAAGCAGATCGGCAGCCTTTTGAGCCGCTCTGATACAGGTCAGGCGC